CAATCGCCGACCAGAAACGCCGCGACTCGTGCCGCTCTGATTTCCGCCGCTTCTGCGAGACCTACGCCGCCGAGTCGTTCCCGCTGGCGTGGTCTCCTGACCACCTGACTGCGATCGCCAAGATTGAGGCGGCGGTACTTCGCGGCGAGCTGTTCGCCTTCGCCATGCCGCGGGGATCTGGCAAGAGCACGCTGTGTATCTGGGCGTGCCTCTGGGCAATGGTCTACGGGCACCGTCCGTTCGTCATGCTCATCGGTGCTGACCAAGCGATCTCGTGCCAAATGCTGGACGCCATCAAGTCGCACCTGGAGCAGAACGAGTTGCTCGCGGAGGACTTCCCGGCGGCGTGCTACCCGATCCGGTGCCTGGAGGGCATATCGGCCAGGGCTCGCGGTCAGACCAGCAATGGCGAGGAAACGAAGCTCCTCTGGACGGCTGACCGTGTGACGCTGCCGTGGATCAAGGGGGCGGCATCGGCAGGCGCTGCGGTTCGCGTGGCGGGGATCACCGGGCGGATTCGCGGTATCTCGCACACACGCCCAGACGGGCAGACCGTGCGACCATCCCTTGTGCTGATCGACGACCCGCAGACGGACGAGTCGAGTGCGAGCCCGTCCCAGGTCGCCACGCGGCTGCGTGTGCTCACGGGTGCGATACTGGGGCTCGCTGGGCCGGGCAAGAAGATATCCGGTCTTTGCACGATCACTGTGATCAGACCGGACGACCTCGCGGAGCAGCTGCTCGACAAGCAACGGCACCCGGCGTGGCAGGGTGAGCGGTCAAAGCTTGTGTATCAGTGGCCGACGGCAGAGGACTTGTGGGGGCAGTACGCCGAGTTGCGTCGTGAGGGCCAGCGGTCAGGCGAGGGGCCAGGGGCCGCGGACAACTTCTACGCCGCCAATCGTGACGCGATGGATGCAGGGGCTCAAGTAGCGTGGCCGGAGCGTCTGAACGAGGACGAGCTAACGGCGATACAGCACGCCTGGAATCTGCGGATAGACCGGGGCGAGTCTGCGTTCTTCGCGGAGTATCAGAATCAGCCGATGGCGGACGACATTGCCGCCGACAAGTTGGAGAAGCGGGAACTGTCTGCCCGTGCCATTTCGCTGGACCGTGGCGTGATCCCGTTGGCTCACCAGACCGTCACGGCGTTCATCGACGTGCAGGAGCGGTTGTTGTATTGGCTCGTTGCCTCGTGGGGCGACAGTTTCGGCGGGCACGTCGTGGCCTATGGCACCTACCCAGACCAGGGAGTGTCGTTCTTTGAGGCTGGGCAGGCGAAACGCACGCTCGCTCTAGCGGCGAAGGGGGCCGGGTTTGAGGGTGCCCTAGCGGCCGGTCTAGAGAAACTCACGCAACAACTGCTGTCGATGGAATGGAAGCGTGAGGACGGCGCGGCAATGCGTATCACACAGACGTTGATCGATGCCAACTGGGGCAAGTCAACGAGCACTGTGCGGACGTTCTGTCGTCGGTCGGCCTTTGCATCGACGCTGCTGCCGAGTCACGGCACCGGTATCGGGGCCTCGTCACAGCCGCTCACTGACGGCAGCAAGAGCCGAGGCGACAAGGTGGGGCTGAACTGGCGGATTGGTCAGATTTCCGCCGGTCAGCGGTCGGCACGGTACGACACGAACTTCTGGAAGACCTTCGTTACGGCTCGGCTCCGGCTGGCGATTGGCGACCCGGAGGCTATCACGCTGCACGCGGGCCGGCACGACATGCTGATCGATCACCTGACGGCCGAGTACCCAGTGCGGGTTGAGGCAAAGGGGAGAGTCGTGGACGAGTGGAAGATCGCCGGTCGCGAGAACCATTGGTTTGACGGTCTCGTGGGCTCGGCAGTGGCTGCGAGCATTGCCGGGTTGCATCCGATTGCGACGGAGGCGGGTGGACGCCAGCGGCGCAAGGTCACAATCCCGACGGCCGCAAACGGGAAAAAGGTAATCCAGGTCAAGAGGTTGAAATGATTTCTGTCCTCACCGTCGACGGGCTCGACCCGCGCGACATGCTGGCGATCCGCTCCCGGCTCACTCGGCCGGGCAGCGAGTTTCAGCTAGAGGTGGCTGCCGTGCTGGAGGGCGAGGCGAGCAGCTGCACGCCGATCGCAGTTGCCCATGTTGACGGGGCGTTGATCGGCTGGGCGTGCTCGCACATCTGGCAGGACATGCAGACGCTTGAGCAGTACGTAGACGGGCGGCATCGGCGCAAACTTGTGGCGTTGTCGCTGTCGTCTGCCTTGGTGAGCCGTGGAATCCTTGACCGCACGAAGCCTGTGGCCGTGTTCTCTCCCGCCACTGCACTGATCGCCGGCAAGCTGGGCATGCTCGCCGTTCACGAATACGAGCGGCGTGGTACCGAATGGGTGCGGGTCTAGCGGCACACCCGGTCTGACATAGCCGTCTGTCGTTGTAGCGTTGCTCGCATGAGCGACGAACTGCGCAACAAGATCTCCGAAACGGCTTCCGGCCCGAAGCGCGTCCGCACGGACGCAGGCGAGGCCGAGACCCACGACCTTGAGTCGTTGATCGAGGCGGACAAGTACCTGTCCGCACGCACTGCCGCCACGTCTTCGGGAACGAACACTCGTCGCGGCCTGCGGTTCAATCGCATCGTTCCACCGGGGGCGACCTAGTGGGGCTCTTTAGCAGGCTCGTGAGCAGTCGCAAGCCGCAGACGATGGCGGTGCCGCTCCGTGTGCGTGGCAAGTTTGACGCCGCGGAAAGCGGCGACGACCGCCGGCACTGGGCCAATGCGGACGCATTTGCGGCGGATACGGCACTCTCGCCTGAGAAGCGGCGCGTGATGCGGAACCGTGCCCGGTACGAGCGGGCGAACAACAGCTACCTCGCGGGGATGTCCGCGACGCTGGCGAATGACCTTGTCGGCACGGGGCCTCGCCTGCAACTGCTCGACAACGCCGAAGCGGGGCGGGCGGTCGAAAAGGCGTTCTTCAACTGGACGTGGCAAGTCGATCTGGCGTCCAAGCTGCGGACGATGCGTGAGGCGTTGGTCGTCGACGGCGAAGCGTTTGCTGTGATGATCACGAACCCGCGATTGCCTGGCGTGCAACTTGACCTCCGGCTCGTCGAAGCCGAGATGGTATCGACGCCGATCAACTCCGTGTCGCCCAGCGTCACGCCGGATGGGTCGATCGTCGACGGGCTCGAGTTCGATGGCGTGGGCAACGTCATCGCTTACCAAGTGCTGTCGTACCACCCTGGCTCCAACTTCCACGTCAACGCTCTGGAATTTCAGCGCGTGCCGGCGGCGCAGATGGTGCATTGGTTCCGGCCGATTCGGCCGGGCCAGCATCGCGGCATCCCTGAGGTCGTGCCGGCTCTCCGGCTGTTCGCTCAGTTGCGGCGATACACGGAAGCCGTGTGTGCAGCGGCTGAGACCGCCGCCGACTTCGCTGGATTCCTGCGGACGAACTCGCCCGCCGCGGAGGTGGACGAGGTCGAGGCGTTCGCCGAGATGCCGATCGAAAAGCGGACGATGGTCACGCTGCCAGACGGTTGGACGTTTGAGCAGTTGAAAGCGGAGCAGCCGACCAGCACTTACGCGATGTTCAAGCGGGAGATTCTGAACGAGATCGCCCGCTGTCTTCAGTTGCCGTTCAACGTCGCGGCGTTGGATTCGTCGTCGTACAACTACGCCAGCGGTCGCATGGACCATCAGGTCTACGCGACGACCCAGAAGATCATGCGTGATGACATCGAGCGGGTGATGCTCGATCGTCTGCTCTCCGCGTGGGTTAACGAAGCGACGCTTGTCGGGATGCTGCCCGAAGGACTGCCGCCGTTCTCGGAGTGGGAATGGGCGTGGCAGTGGGACGGCAAGGAACACGTCGACCCTGCCAAAGAGGCCAATGCCGCCCAGACGCGGCTGCAAACACACACGACCACGCTTGCCGCTGAGTACGCAAAGCAGGGCAAGCAGTGGGATGTCGAGTTGCGTCAACGCGCCGCCGAGGTGGCGTTGATGAAGGAACTTGGCTTGTTCGTCGATTTCGCGCCCGAAGTGAACTACGGCGGGCAGCTAAACGAGAACGGCAACCCACAGGGGGCTGACGCATGAACGCGATCAAGTTGGATGGTGGCGTGACGTTTCTCCAGGCAGCCGAAGGCGATTCGGCGCCGGGCGGCAAGAAGTTTCGAATCGTCGCTTACACGGGCTCGCAGATCCGCCAGGGCTGGAGTCGTGAGCCGGTCGTGATCGACATGGCTGCGATGCAACTGCCGGAAACGGTGCCCGTGGTGCTTGGGCACGACTACTCGCTCGGCTCGATTCTCGGGCAGGGGCGGCCGTTCATCGAGGCGGGGCAGTTGATCGTTGAGGGCGAGATCCTCGCGGACAACGACAACGCCCGCCAGGTCGCCGCCCTCGCTGCCGCTGGCTACCAGTTCCAGGCGAGCGTTGGCGCCGACGTTCGGCGGCACCAAAAGATCGACGCCGAAGGCGTCACGCAAGTCAACGGCACAGCCCACGTTGGGCCGGTGCGAGTCGTAAAAGCCTCCAGTCTGCGGGAGGTTTCCTTCGTCACTCTTGGCGCTGATTCGCAGACCAGCGTCGCCATCGCGGCAGAAGCCGCGGAGGAGGTTCCCATGGCGGACACCGCCAACGAGAAGCCCGCCGATGTCGTTGAGACGCCGGTGGAAGCCACGGCGAGCGTCGCCGTGGAGACCAAGCCCGCAGTCGATCACGCCAGCGTGATCGCGTCCCTTGAAGAGAAGGTTTCCAAAATGGAGAAGTTGCTCGCGACCCGCGACGAGCGGCCATCGGCTCCGGCGGTTCACGTGGCCCAGCACGTGGCGCCGACTGCTGAAGTGATCGAGGCGTCCTTTGCGCTTCAGGGCGGTCTGCCCGGCGTGGAGACGCAGTACGACGCCAAGGTGCTCGAGGCGGCCCACAAGGCTCGCCGCGAAATCAGCCTGGGCGAGGTGCTGGTGCAGGCTGCTGCGGCCAACGGCTACGACGGCCCGCGGCGGATCAATGCGTCCACCCTGCGGCCGATCCTGGCTGCGGCGTGGGCCACGCATTCGATCAGCGGCATCCTGTCGAGCACCGTCAACAAGTTCCTCCTCGCCGGCTTCAACGGCGTTGAGTCTTCGTGGCGGTCTATTTCGGCTGTTCGCAGCGTCAACGACTTCAAGTCGCTCACGAGCTACCGGCTCAACGGCGGGATGAAGTTTGAGAAGGTTGCCCCTGGCGGCGAAATCAAGAACGCTGGCGTTAGCGACGAGACTCGCACGATCGCTGCGGACTCGTACGCCATTATGACCAGTTTGGACCGCACCTCGATCATCAATGATGATATGGGTGCTCTGACTGCGGTTCCGCAGCGGATCGGTCGCGGCGGTGCTCTGAAGCTCAACGATGTGTTCTGGGCTTCGTTCCAGGATGACTCGTCGTTCTTCACCACGGCTCGTGGCAACAAGAAGACGACCGCCGGGGCGCTGTCGCTCGCCAATCTCAAGGCGATCGCGACGCTGTTCCGCAAGCTCAAGGACGCCGACGGCAATCCGGTTGCGGTTGACCCCCGCATCCTGCTTGTGCCGGCGGACATCGAGCTTGCCGCGGCCGAGATCATGGGCTCGTCGCTCTTGGTCGGCGGTTCGTCCGCTGCCCCGGATCGCAACGTGCTTGCCGGTCGGTATCAGGTCGTCTCGACCAGCTACCTGACCAGCGCCGAGGACTACTACCTCCTTGCTTCGCCGGCTGATCTGCCGGTGATGGAGGTTGCGTTCCTCAACGGCGTGCAGAGCCCGGTGGTGGAGACGGCGGAAGCCGACTTTAACACGCTCGGCGTGCAGATGCGTGGGTATTTCGACTTTGGTGTTGCCAAGGCCGAGTACCTCGCTGGCGTGAAGGCCGACGCTTCGTGACCTGACAAACCGTGACCGCCGGGCGGGAGCCCAAGCCCGCCCGGCGGCATGATTCCCACAACCCCATTTCTCTAGAAAGTAGGTGATCCGATGGCTTCTTACGTTCAGGGCGATTGCCTGATCGACTACACGCCGTCTGCCGCTGTTGCGGCTGGCGACGTGGTCGTGCTCAATGACCTCGTGACCGTTGCTCCTCGTGCCATCGCTGCCAACTCGCTTGGCGCTGTGGCGATTGAGGGCGTGTTCTCGATGCCGAAGGCTTCCGGTGCGATTGGGCAGGGTGCCCTCGTCTACTGGGATGCGACCAACAGCAACGTGACCACCACCTCGAGTGGCAACAAGCGTGCCGGCAAGGCTGCTGCGGCTGCTGCGTCTGCTGACACCAGTGTCCAGGTGTTGATCAACATCGGCTGAACCGTCCCACTGCAAGCCGCCGGCCCGCGCGTCAATCCTTTCCGCCGGGTCGGCGGTCTTGTGGTCAAGGTGAACTATGCCCGACATGCTCGCCAGCGGTGCAGCGTGGCTCGCCGGCCAACTGGCGGCGGGGGCATCGCGGTCCGTCCGCTACTACCGCGGAATCGACTACGGTTCGGTCCTCGCCACGATCGGCAACAGTCGCTTTGAGTCTCAAGGCACAAGTGGCGTTGTCGAGTTGTGGGAGTCTCGAGACTACGTTATCAAGGCCGGCGTGCTGCCGTTTGGCGAGCCGCAGCGTCATGACCGCATCGTTGAGACACTGAGCGGCGTCGATGTCACGTATGAGGTGACGAGCCCGCGTGGCGTGCCCGTGTTCCATTACGGCGACCCGTTTCGAGCAACCGTCCGCGTCCATACGATCGCGACTGCGGAATCCTCCGGCGTTCTGTACGTGTTCAAGCGGCGATTCTGGGGCGCTTACGCGGGCGAGACGATCACGGACGCACAGATTGCGTCGCTGCTCTTGTCTGACCTTGGCGGATCACGGGCACAGTCCCGCACGATCACGGCGGACACCGCCTATATCTACGTCGTCCTGCCGACGAGCTTCGGTTCACCGACGTTCGCCGTGGGCGGTCTCACGTCAAGTGCGTGGGAACTGACGCAGCGGACGATCACGTTCACGGGACAAGCGGCCACGAGCTACGGCATTTACCGCACGACGTATCCGATCACCGGCACTGTCAACCTCGTGGTGACTTGATGTATGTCAACACTCAAGGGAACCAACGTACTGGCGCCTGTCGTGCCGTTCAGCACGACGGATTCGCATGCAACGCACGAGGCCCGGTATGGGCGAGGCGGCTACCGCACTGTCAACGACACGGCAGAGAGGGACGCCATTCCATCGCTCAGGCGGGAAGCCGGGATGCTGGTGTATGTGCTCGACACACAGAAGGCGTGGCGGCTAGACGCAAACCTGACAACGTGGACTGAAGTAGCGGCCATTAGTCAGCCGGCGGTCCTTGACGGCGGAAACTGGTAACGGAGAAACACGATGCCAACCGACAATGAGATTCGCATCAAGCGTCGCACCCTTGGTGGTGCCAGCGGTGCCCCAGCAAGCCTGCTGCAATCAGAGCCGGCATGGTCTGAGGTCGATCAGATCCTCTACATCGGCCAGGGTACTGGCGGCTCTGCGAGTGTCGTCGCCATTGCAGGCCCCGGTGCCTATGCCACGCTTGCGTCCCCTGCCCTGACCGGAACTCCAACGGCACCGACTGCGTCCTCTGGCACGAACACCACGCAGATCGCCACCACTGCGTTCGTCACCGCTGCTGTTGCTGCCGTCGATGTGTCGTCGCAACTGGCGAACTATCTCACCACTGCGTCTGCGTCATCCACGTACCTGACGCAGAGCAACGCTGCCAGCACCTATCTGACGCAATCCAACGCCTCAAGTACGTACCTGACGCAGTCCTCGGCATCGTCGACCTACGCTCCGCTGGCGTCGCCAACGTTCACCGGTACTCCGGCAGCGCCAACGGCAACGAGCGGTACGAACACGACGCAAGTAGCTACGACTGCGTTTGTTCAGGCAGCGATCAGCGGGGTCATCAACGGCGCTCCAGGAGCGTTGGACACGCTCAAAGAATTGGCTGACGCGCTTGGCAGCGATGCGTCTTTCTCGACGACAGTCACGAACTCCATCGCAGGCAAGCTTGCCAAGGCGAGCAACCTGTCTGACCTGACTGACGCCTCGGCGGCTCGTACCAACCTGGGGCTCGGCTCGATTGCGACGCAATCGGCGTCAAGCGTGAACATCACTGGTGGAACGCTTTCGGGCGTGAGCATCAACGGCGGCACGTTCTGAGGGCTGACCTGTGCCTCGTGACGCTGACATCCGATTCCGCACCGGCTCAACGACTCCTTCAGCGTCGGCGTTCTACGTCGGGGAGCCGGCGTGGGATTCAAGCGCTGGAAAACTCTACGTTAAGAACGCTTCTGGCGTGATGGTTGACATCACCGGCAGCGGCGGCGG